TTTGCAATTTGTCGTATTTCATATTGAATTTGCCGTCCATGAATCGCATGTCGATGTTCTCAACAACCACTTTGTCCTGCAACATCGTGGTGCGCATCATGTTTTCCGTAAAGGCATCACCGATGGAGTTCTGCCAGAAATTGCGATACGTCTTGACGAAAAGACGGCTCTTGGTTTCGCTAATGGGTAGTGCAAACGTAATGACGGTGCTGACATAGGGGTCGAAAATGACGCGCGCGACCGTTGTATGCGGTAAAATAAATTCATTCTCGATTTGCAACTGTTTGATATCAAAGACTTTCTTCACCATGGAATTGCGCCCCGATTCATACAAATACGAGGTCTTGAAATGAAAGGGCGAAATACGGGTCGGTGGGTATTCTTGAATCGGTGCAGGACGTTCGCGATTACCGAACGTATGCACAAATCCAATGTGCATGACATCGAGGGAATTCTCGCTCAAAATGCGTGAATAACAATTGAAATCCATTTCTAATTGCACACATGAATATCCGAGTTTAGCCTCAGGTTCTTCATATATATTTGTGTCATAGGTATGATTTTGTGCCATCAAATAAGTGGGCATGGTATTCAAATAGACCCAGCCATTGCGTTCCACGACGCGATATTTCGCCGCATCATATACCGGCAAAGTATTCGTCGCCGACGCATTGTGAAATTGTTGAAATTCGATGCCGGGGACTTTGACTAAATGTCCCTGGTTGTCATATGCATATCCATGGTAAGGACAAATCAAACAATTGTTTTCGACTTTTCCGTGCGACAAGGATGCGCTTTTATGCGGACAAACGTCGTCGATGGCGTAATATTCGCCGGTCGTCATATTGCGCCACACTGCGTAATTCTTACCCCATACAGTAGCTTGAAATGCTTTGCGGAAGGAAATGTCTTTAGGCGTTCCAATGACATACCATTGCAAATCGAACTTTTCTTGCTCCGTCAATGTGGCCGGCGATAGTCTAGAGTCCAGTTTGGGTATGACGGGTTGTTCTGGGCTAGGGGTGGATTCCATGGACATGTACTCGTTATGAAGACGATACAATGACCGGGCGACTTTGTGTAATAGTAATGATTGTGTGGGTAGGATGCACAAAAAGAGAATCCCTACAAGTAGATTCATTATTGGTATATAATCATAAATAATCTCTAAGCCACTTATATAGTATATGCCTAAATCCCGCAAAAACAATAAAGGTCTAAGAACTACCGCGAAAAAACGCACCATTACAAATGCGCAAAAGGCCACCATTATCAAGGTGTTTTTAGAAATGATGACCACCATCAAATTATATCACTGGAAAACGCAATCGTATTCGCAGCACAAAGCCACCGACGAATTACACGAAAAAATCAGCGAAAATTCGGATCGATTTGTCGAAGTTCTCTTAGGGAAAGACGCATCGCGTGTTCGTATGGTGGAAAAAACGATGAAGATGATGGACTCAACTGACAACGCCGACTTTCTGCAAAAAATGCACGGCTACCGTCAAATGATGATTCATATGGACTCGATTTTCCATAAAAAAAGGGATACGGATTTGCTAAGTATCCGCGACGAAATGTTGGCCGACCTCAATCAATTTTTATATCTAATGTCTTTCGATGACCTAGTGAGCCAGAAATGATAACATGCCCTGCAATCCGGGCAAACGTCGCAGCCCATCCGGATAACGACCATGTATTTCCGAATACCGTAGCGCAGGAATCGAGCCGCGCTTGCGAATCGTCGCGATTTTTTGCGCATAGACGCGTTTCCAGGTTCGCTGAATCAGCCGCAACCAATACGTTTTTACAAGTACTCTATAACACCCATCGTGTGAAATGTCTAATTGAAGGATTTGTATATGGGGATAATAATCAATGTCGGAAATGCACATTTCATGCAAATAAATCGATACCATATGATAATCATATTTGAAGAATGCATCCGGTGAAATCGCGCTCATCAACAGCAATTCATGATTCGTATGCTTATCATATTGCACACCCCCAATATAGTAATTGCCATGTGTCTTTTCGGTTTCCTGAAAATCCCCATCCAAATCAGCAATTTGGTCCATGAATTCCTCAATGACGTCAAAATCATCGTCGTTATAAATAATAGGTGCCATCATCATAATAAATAGTGCATACTTGTGTTATAGAGATTCTTTGTGGGAAGCGGATGGATTCAATTTTGTAATTACATATTGTGAATTGTAATTACAATATGTGACTGCATGTATCGAGTGCTTATATATTTAGCAATGACAAATATATGCACGTTGTATATATGTATTATCCATACTATGGAAGATACTATCCCCTGCTAGACAATCGGCTGTCTGGTGTTCTCAACGAATATGCCGAACTCAACGACGTTGCGATTCGCAACAATGCCATCTATGCACAAAGTTTGGCGAGTAATTGCAATCGACCTTATTATCCACCACTTTATTATGCACCTCCGTCGCTATATTCCATGCCATATACAAATCCATATTTGTATGGATATGGTTATCCGTATCTTTATTAGAAATATTTTCCGATAATCAATATATATGGGATTGTGTCTTTGTATCGGAGCATGTGCTTGCCTATTGGGGTCCGCAGTAGCGACATATACCTGCATACGTGAGTTAGAAGAAGAAAACCAACGATGCAACGGAAATTGTGCGTCACAAAAATAAAATGACTGGACATATGCAGTCATTTTTATGATTTATATATATGGGATGTAAATACGCGAGCCGACCGTGCAAACACGAGCAGCCGACGAAATATATCCATCGAATATATATGACACAAACGCCCTTTGCAAATTTCGAAACCGAACCCGAAAAGCCTACCACCCCACCGGCCTCGTCGGCTTTGCCATCCGGTGATAAACCCGGCAAATCAATTGTCATTGAAGACCCGCAGCAAAAAAAGGCCAATCCGGTTCGTTATTATGTCAAGTTCTCCTTTGTGATTACGTATATCTTGTTATTGACAACCGCTACGATTACATTCATCGAAGCCCTTCGCACTCCTTATCCATTTGTACGCCATGTGCTTAATTTAGAAACGTGCATTTCAGTCGTGGCCGGATATTTCTATTCCGTCTTTGTGAGTCAAATCGAGAAATTTAGCGACAAGGGCATCGCGATTGATTGGGGAGACATTAGCAAGACGCGATATATTGACTGGTCCATTACGACCCCAATGATGTTATTAGCACTCTGCTTAGTATTAGGACAAAACGCAAAACGCGACGTGAAGGTTGGTGTGATAGGATTGATTGTATTGTTGAATTATGCCATGTTGTATATTGGTTATTTAGGCGAAGAGAAGACTTTGTCGCGATTGTGGGCCATGGTTCTCGGATTTTTGCCATTTATTGCCATGTTCTCCATCATCTATATGAATTTCGTGAAACCTGTGGCATCATATGCGAATAATATATTGTTCGGTATCTACTTGGTCGTCTGGTCCATGTATGGTTTCGTCTATATGTTGGGCGAAGAATATAAGAATATTACCATGAATGTTCTCGACCTTACTGCAAAATGTTTGATCGGTCTCGCCTTGTGGGCCTATTACACGAAAATCATCAAGGCATAGTACTATTTGTTGATTGGAAAAATCATATAGAAAGATTGCGCGTTTATCATTAGTATTGCACAAATAATAATGATGAATCTATATTTGCAGATCATGCATAGGACGGTATATCCATCAGGGAAATCGATTCCTGCAAATGCAAATCCGTTTACATTAGATGAATATTTCCCTCTAGAACACGGTGGTCTGAATATTGCACCTGGATTATATAAAAATGTAATCGTTTCGCGGTTTTTTTCGGGAAAACCCGAATTTCGAAAATTCGATTTTTTACGCGATCATATGAACAACATGTTTATGTCGAAGGAATTGATGGAGACATTGTTGGATACTTTTTGCAAAATACAGCGCAAGTATTTTGCTCTGTTGCGCTTTGTCGAAAAGTGCAAGTTCAAAAAGGCGAAAATACAAGTGGCTGAAGATTTATACATGAATCCTTTGCGGGAAGGCGATGGTGGAGTATTTGCGGTGGTGCAATACGGTAAGAAATATTTGTTTTCGCTGGCGAATTTGATTCATTATATCAATGTGGCGTTGTCACATGCGCCGAATTTTTTCGCAGATCCCTTGCCCATTAAAAACCCTTACAACAATGTGGTATTTAATAAATCGACGCTGTACAAGATTTTTTTCGCCATTAAATCATCCACTTATTTGATGCCAGTATTATTGCATTATTTTTTTATGGTGGATTTTAACATTGACAAATTTCAAAGCACCTTTGAGAGTCAGTTGCGAGATATTGCTATAGATAATTATCTGAAAAATCTGCAGACTGAATACCTGCATTATGGTATATTACGAATGTTGAAGGAATTTGCGCGTAAAATACGTATAAGTACAGAGTTTCCGAAAGAGCGGCTTGTTGAAATTATGCGACCCTATTATCGTTTGTATTGTATTCATATATATGCTATGGATAAATATAAAAAAATACAAGCAGGTGATGAATTGCGTTTGAAATTATCACGGTTATATAAACACAATCCGGCTTTCGGTCGAAAAATGTACAAACATGAACATTCGATGTTTGGGAAAAAATTATTCGTTAGTTTTAATGACCATCATCCGTCCTTTCACCAGGCACTATCGATTGAACATTTCATGAAAAATCATAGTCAATACATATGTGAAAGCAATCATCATGTGGATATATTTGATGATGATTCAGACGATGAATCTGAAGCGTCCGAACAGATTGTAGATGCAGGTCATTTTGACTATCACGATGAATCTGAAGATGGCGAAGATGGCGAAGATGGCGAAGATGGCGAAGATGGCGAAGATGGCGAAGATGGCGAAGATGGCGAAGATGGCGAAGATGGCGAAGATGGCGAAAACGTAATTATCGATTCGGATGATGAAGAATCTATGGCAGAATCATCATTTTGAATAAAGCATATTCGTGTAAAATAACATAAAAACAGGAATTATTCTTATGTATATGTACGGTTTTATACTTACACGGTATGTCAATTCCGAAATGACAAATAATTATTGGATAGAAGCATATAATTGTATTCGTAGATTATATCCTACAAATATGATTATGATTATTGATGATAATAGTGATTATAATTATATAAAATATTCAAATCAACAGCTACAAATAACAAATTGTATCTTTGTACAATCTGAATTCATTGGTAGAGGGGAGTTATTAGCATATTATTATTTTTACAAATTAAAACCATTTGAAAAGGCAGTTGTAATCCACGACTCCTGTTTTATGCAACAAAAAATAGATTTTGACATTGTGTCTGATTTTTCATTTTTATGGGCAGATTTAGTACATGTGTTTGATGATGACGATGAAAATATGAAACTAATAAATCAATTAAAATGTAAAGAAGAATTAACTGAGTTGTATCAAAATAAAGAAAAATGGGCAGTGTCTTTTGGCATAATGTCAGTGATACATATTGATTTTTTGGAAAAATTAGTAAATAATTACGATTTTTTTAATTTATTAAATGTTGTCACGTGTAGAAAAGAGAGAATGTGTCTCGAGCGAATATTTGGATTAATATGTAGTCATCAAAAACCATACATGACAGCTCTTTTAGGAAGTATTCAAATGTTTCCAAAAAAATTTACCTATGTTTATACTGATTATATTACAGATAAAATAGAAAATCAGCCTATATTAAAAGTATGGTCCGGTAGATAACTTCCTAAATATACAAACTCTGGGAAGTCGTGACATATTTCAAAATGAGTTGGTCGATTTGACTCAATTTATGCATCAAATCAATCAGTTCATGTTTTTCGCACAATGCAATCACCTCTTTGGCAATCGTGGATATTTTCATGACGGATTTTGTGAAATCGCCGATGGAAATGCCCTTTTCACCTAACGTCTGTTGAATGAAATATTTGCATTCTTGTTCCGTTGTGCATTTTGTTGCCCAGATACCTATGGAGTCAATCATGTCATACATAAGAATATCTTCATATTGAATACCCGTTCTTAGGTGGTACTGGTTTTCAAGCATTTCGATGCGTACCATTTCGTCTTTTAACCATGCGATATTGCGTTGCAAGAAGGCGTCTTCGGAATGCGGCACACAGGCTTTCATGTCAGGTGCCACTTTAATATCGGTAAAACACGAAAACAAAGAGATCAATTGTTTTGGTGTAAATTCGGCAAATTGATTTGTTTTTTCCACAAGTTTCGCGAAAACGAGTGGATGGATTTCGGCTACATGGGCCGCGATTTCACCGCTCTTTGTCAGCAAATAACCGTCTTCATGGCTTATCACAAATCCATCTTCCATGAGAACTTGGATGACTTGATTCACTTGTATTTGAGTGTATTGCTCTAAATATTGGATTTGTTCCAGATTGTCGGTCCTCTTGGTGATAAGGGTGTCGTATTCACTGACTGATTTGATATGGGTTTTAAGATTTTTGTGTTGGTCTATATAGGACTGCATTTCGCGCTCACATTCTTTGCGTTTTTTATTCACCGACATTTTCGCTTTTTCTTCGGCGGCTACATATTTCCGGCATAGATCGACCGGAACATGTAGGGAATGTAGCGAGTTTTCTTTTTGTTGAATCGCTGTGTCTAATTCTTGTTGTAGTTTTTGATAGGCTGCAATTTCACGTTGTATATCACCGTATATCATGGATTTATTGACAAAATCGACAAAGGTGGACAAAGGAACAGATTCTTTGGATTGATTTAGGAACCCCAGAATGATGGGATAAGAGATGCGAAATTTCGAAACGAGACTTTGGGGCGCACCACACAAGATTTGTTTGTATTCCGTCTGCGTCGGTAACTTGAACAAGTTATTGCAATGAACCACGTGACCGATGGTATCAATACCTCGGCGACCTGCCCTTCCTGCCATTTGTCCATATTCGTGTGATAGTAAATATCGTTCGCCATTGCCGTCGAATTTGGTCAAGCTCGTGAAAATGGCGGTGCGGATGGGACAATCGAGGCCAATGGCAAATGATTCGGTAGCAAAGAGGAGTTTGATGTATTTTTTCGAAATCATGAGTTCGACGATTTCGCGCAAAATCGGAATCATTCCGGAATGATGAATACCGATGCCCTTTTCTAAGAGAGATACGACTTGATGGTACTCG